GCTCTATATTCAGCCAGTCCCCAAGAGGGACTTCCTCCGAAAAGCTCTGTCCGTCATCAAGGGAATACCGCACCGTGACCTCTCCTGAATATTCTGCCGTAATCAGCTTGATTCCGATTATGGAGATGTGGCTCATATCAATAATGGATTCCAAGGTCTGCGGATACGGATATGCCGTCACCGTATCCTTTACCATTACCTTGTCTCCCCCGGACTTCCATAAAAATATCTCCGGGTTTTCCATCGTAGTCAGAATCTCTGTTGGAGGAATTTCCTCAAATCCATACTTTAAGAACATGGCTGCCGTCAGATTCTCAACCGGAATCTCCGCCAGTTCCCCGCTTTCTATGGTGTAATAGTTTCTGCCCGACTTCAGAAGAAAGGCTTGTGCATACTCGTCTGCTGCTTCATAAAGCCCGTATTCCAGCTTCCAGTTGTAACCATCATCGTCCAGATGGTAAAAAGAGACCATCGTACCGCCGCCCTCTCCGCTTCCATCAGCAAGGGAAAGTGCTGTTGTCCGACCGTTACACACCATTTCGGAAGTTCCCGTGTTGCTGCTTGTCGGTGTCTGCACCACGTTTAAGAACATATCATTGTTGGAAAGCAGGAACAGTTCAAATATCAGGCGGTTCGATTCCACACGGTTGCTGTATACTGTATAGCCTTCAAACCTTATTTTTAGAAATCCCAGTCCGTTGGAAAGTTCCCCCTCCTGTCGGTAAATTGCCGTTGAGCAGCCGTCCCTGCGCAGTACCTTTAATTGTTCCGTACTGACACCAAACCCGATCCAATGATTGCTTGAGATATACAGATTCTGCACGGATACCCCGTTAAATTTAAAGGTTTCCATTCCGGCAGTCGTGTATGTGCCATCATCATTGTACCCGTTGCTCACATAGGTCATATCCTCCACCGTATTAAGGAATGGGACAAGCACCGCCTTTTCCTCGCCAATCTCCGCTATCAGCCGTATCTGGGAAAGCCCCACATACTGGCTGTACGAGGTCAGATCAAGAACAATGCAGTCACAGGAAAACGGTTCATCCGGCTCCAAGGCAAGCATCTCCTCCGATGCCTCCGTGAAGGTGCCGGAGATGATTTCCTCCGTCCTGTCCTCATCCGCATATATCCTGACTTCCTTTGTGACCTGACTATCAGGGGAGATATCGTTTTCCAGTTCTATTCGGTAAATCTTAAGAAGCTGTCCGAATACCCAAGTAAACGTGGCAGTCCCCGTAATTTCCCCTGATACCCAGCGTGTGGAAGAATCCCCATCCAGTGCCATATATGGCTCATGGGGAGTTTCCCCGGTATCCTCCGTGGAAGTGGCACTTACCATGCCCCATGTGTCCTCCGCTTCAAAAACGGGCTGCTGCCATTTCTTCCACGTATATTTTGTTTCATCCACTAGCACAGTACCACCTCCTGACTTTCCACCCGTTCAAACGGTGTGGTGTCCACGGACAGATGCTGAAGCTGTCCGCTGTTGATTTCTTCCTCTGCAGATACATAGACATACTCGCTGACCATACAGAAAGCACCGTTTTCATCCGTATCCACAACAGTTTTGTCATAATTCGGTGGGAAGTCCTCATCCATTGTGAAGGTCTTGATTACCTCGACAGCCGTCACTCTCTCATTCAGCCTGTCATACCCAAACTCAGCAACAGAGATGGACACTCTGCCAAACTGCTGCGTAATACGTGGCAATGGCATTCTTGGGAATGTTACCACGGTGCTGCCCGTAAATGCGTCCACCATCATGGTCTGCTCCACAATGGAAACATCCGTGATAACCTCGGAAATGCTGATGCGTCCGTTCCAGTCTCCGATTCCGGCTACAAGTCCCTGACCGCTTATGGTAGCCTTTATCTGCGATTCCCCAATCGTAAGGCTTCCTCCACTCAGTTTGAAGAACACCGAAAGGGTATTCTCGCTGTTTTCAATGACCTGCGTAATGGGAAGGAAAAGCGTGAGGATGTGCTTTCCGTTGATGCAGGTCTTTTTCGGATAAAAAGTCTTCACTTCCTCATCATTCATTTTGTAAATGACGGTCAGTTCGCTCTCCCCCATGTCCTCAAACGTAAAATCCACATTTTTTACAATGGTCTCCCCGGCTTCATCCACATCCGGCACCGTTCCCTTTATGGTTCTTGTGACCGTGTCATTCTTTACTTCAAAGAGAACCTCCGCCAAAAAGGTGGCCGTTGTCTCCTCTTTGGAAGTAAATGTTATCGCCATGATTTCCGTTGCCGTGTTCCCGATGGTAAATGCCGTGGCATTCGTAAAGTTATAGACCACGATTTTCCCGGCTTCCACCTGATTTAAAAGTCCCGTGATGTTCTTGTCCGTCTTGCTCTTGGCTTCTGCAAGCCTCGGATTTTTCCCCACGCACTTTAAGGAGTGCTTCCCATTGATTTTATAGGTAATACTCGTAATGGCAGACACCTTGGTATCGTCCGCATGACCGCCGGAAAACCGCAGCACATCCATCGGATCGAATGCAGGATTTCCAATGGTATTGGAATCAAATGGCACATAATTTACCACCGCTATGCTGTTCAGAATGTTAGTGATAAGCCTTGCCCTCGTAGTTTTTAGTCCAAACTGCAAAAGAGGGTTGACACCAAGATTAAGTGTCAGCCCGTCATCCGTATCCAGAGAATAATATTCCGATTCCTCCGTAATCATATTGGTGGAATATACACCCGTGTACCTTGTGACAAAATCGGAGTAGGTGCTGTCATATCGGTGTCTGCTCTTTACCTCTGCCACCGGGGTAATCCCGTATTTTATGATTTCCAGTTTTCCTTCCCGGTTTATCTGGCAGACTGCACCAAGCACCTGAGCCACATAATAGATAAGGTCACGGTAGCTTTCCATGTCATTATCAGAGTAGATGCCGAGGGTTTCCTTTCCGTTTGGCATGGCTTCGATTTCTGCCTTCGTCTGTGCCAGTTCCACACCACACTCCGAACACGCCATCACAAGGAAACTGTATGCCGTGCCACTTGAGGAATTCAGTTTCAGGCTTTTGCCAAAGCGTAGCATATAGTCGTATGCCTTAATTTCCAAACAGCGGACACTCCTGTTTGCCTCGCTGACCTCGAACACTCCCATTGGTACGGTTTCTTCATCTCCGTCCGAATACTGAAGATGGAAAAATATCCGTATCTGTGCATCCTCCAGAGTATAGCGGTCGATTTCAGAAAAAAGCGTGATGCCAAGTTCTGCAGCATACACCGTCCCCAGTTCTATCTCCGTACTTCCGCAGCATTGCCTTGTGATATAGCCGGAGCCTTTGAGGATATCCTTGTTTTCAAAGGTGTACTCCCTCTTGTTCTTGGTGACGATGGTTCCTGTCCAGTAATATCTTCTTGTGTTTTTCTCTATTTCCTCCATGAATGCTTCCGAAACAGGATACACGCTTACCACCTCCTAAAATTCATACAGGGTAAATGATACCGACCATAATCCCTTGTATGAGGTATCCTTATAGAGCGCCGCCTTAAAGCCCTTGATATACATTTCCGTTTCCTTCAGTTCCAAATCCTCCGTGTCAAAATATTCTACCGCCAGTTTGTCCTTCTTGGAAAAAGCCGTCAGTTTCTTAAGCCACGCCGGACTCACGCTGAAGGAAACTGCTATGGTAACCACCCCCCGTCCTTACCACATCCCTCTGGGTGGTTCCTGCCTCCGTCTCCCCTCCCGTGTCCGCCTCCACGTCACTTAATGACAAATCGTAGGAATCCGGCAGGGGAAGGGGAGTCCCACTGATTTTCAGATAATCCGTAAAAGCCATTTATCTTCCCCCGCTTCTTAAATTTGCCCTCTGCTGGGCATTGATGATTACTTCGTCAAGCATCGTGCCTCCAAGGTAAACCGGGATGACAATATCCCCTCTGTCCCCGGACATCTGACTAATGGCATCCGTGATGGCAGTCGTAAGCCCGGAAAGGCTCGCACTCTGTCCTGCTGCCATTTGGGAAGTTGAACCTGTCATTTCTGCCGACACATTCGGATTGATGACCATATCTCCTGCGACACCTTCCACCGCATCTGCCACCAGTCCCTTGCTCTTTTCGATACCCTTTGCCAGCCCCTCCATGAAGTCCGGCATCCAAGATTCGTAGTCGGTCAGCGGTCCTTCATCCGGCACGGAGAAGTGGAGGAAGGACTTAATCTTATCCGCCACATCTTTTGCAGCGTCCCCGACCTTGCTTATGCAGGACTTGATTCCGTCCACGATTCCCATAATCAGGTCTTTGCCCCAAGTAACTGCCTGTGAAGCAAGCCCCGTAATATGCTCCTTTACCTTGGAGAATCCGTCCTTTACCGCACTAAGAACCTTTGACATGGCTGTCTTAATGGCACTAATGATATTGGTAAATACCGTGGATACCGCTGTCTTAATTCCGTTTAACACCGTGCTGACCGTTGTTTTTACGGTATTCCATACCGTGGTAATGACTGTCTTTATCGCATTCATTACCGTTGTCACTACGGTTTTGATGGCATTCCACACGGTTGTGATGACCGTCTGGATGGCATTGACCACCGTTGTGATCACGGTTTTGATGGCATTCCATATCGTGGTAAACACGGTCTTAATGGCATTCAGCACCGTGGTGATTACCGTCTTGATGGTATTCCATGCCGTAGTAAGGAAAGTCTGAATCGCACCGACCAGCGTTGTGATTACAGTCTTGATTCCATTCCATACCGTTGTCACAATCGTCTTTATGGCATTAAAGACCGTGGTAATGATGGTCTTATACACATTGAAATAGGTCGTGACAATCGTCTTTATGACTTCCAGCACCGTGGAGAATATGGTCTTTATGCCCTCCCACAAAGTGGAGAAGAACGAGGATATTGCTCCCCACACCGTTTCTGCCACGGACTTGATGCCATTCCACACACTCGTGAAAAATTCCTTGATGGCATTCCATACCGCCACAGCCACTTCCTTGATATTGTTCCATAGGTCTATCCAGAACTGCCGGAAGTCCTCATTGGTATTCCAGAGATAAATAAAAGCAGCCACCAGAGCCGTGATAGCTGCAATAATAAGGAATATTGGATTGGCAAGCATTGTGGTATTCAATGCTGCAAACGCACCCTTTACCGTATTGATGACTCCTGCCACCTTCGGCACAACCGTCATGATCGTACCGACAGCGGATATTACCTTGCCGACTATGATCAGCACGGGACCGAGTGCAGCCACCACAAGGGCAACCGTTACAATGACCTTCTTCGTTTCTTCGTCCATGCTGTTCAGCTTATCCACAAACTTCTGTATGAAGCTGACGATGAACTTAATGGCCGGCATCAGCAGTTCCCCGAAGGAAATCGCCAAGCCCTCCAATGCCGACTTTAAGATGGTAAGCTGCCCCTGTAAGTTGTCAAGCTGTGTGTCTGCCATCTGCTGTGCCGCTCCACCGCTGTCGGTAATCGACTGCTGTAAGTCATCCCATGTGTCTCCCGTATTCGCCAGAAGTGCATTCACGGAAGACAGGTCTGTCTTATTAAAAATGGTACTTATAATGTTGGATTTCTCTGCCGAGGTCATACCGTCCATGCTGGTATTCAGGTCTCCCAGAATATCATTCATGCTCCGCATATTTCCCTGTGAGTCGTACACATCCACACCCAACTGCTCCATACAGGCAGCCGCCTTATCCGTTGGATTCTGTAAGGAGAGAATGATGTTTCGAAGATGCGTACCGCCTTCTGCACCCTTGATACCATTATTGGCAAGGATACCAAGTGCGGTATTCAGTTCTGCAGTTCCACCCTTGACGGATTTTGCCGTAGCACCGATGGTAAGGATTCCCTCTCCCAACTGTGCCACAGAGGTGTTGGTGGAGGATGCCGTCTTTGCCATCTGGTCTACCATAGTTCCGGCATCATCCACACCAAGCCCAAGGGCTGACATCGCATCCGTTACCATGTCCGATGCCGATGCAAGGTCAATGTCACCGGCCGCCGCCAAGTTCAGTACGGTCGGCAACGTGTCACACATTTCCTGCGTATCATATCCGGCAAGGGCAAGGTAATTTAATGCCTCGGCACACTCGCTTGCGGAAAAGGCAGTCTCTGAACCCATCTGCTTTGCCAAATCCGACAAAGTGTCCATCGTGTTTACGGATTGCCCGTCCACCGTGGACATGGAGTCCTTGGTAATGCCCATTGTTGCCTGCACCTGTGACATGGATGATTCAAAGTTTGCTGCTGTCGTGACCGCTGCTGTTCCAAGCCCTGTGACCGCTGCTGTTGCCGGAAGCAGTTTCTGTCCGGCAGAGGAGACATTATCCCCGACCGTCTTTAACTTTTCCCCCGTGGCAGAAATCTTCTGCAGAGCCGTGGCAGACTGGTTTGCCTGTGTTTCCAGTTTCTTTAAGTCCTGCTCCGTCTCTATGATTTCACGCTGAAGGGCATCGTACTGCTCCTGTGAAATCTCCCCATTCTCAAGTGCCGTGTTTGCCTGTTCCGCAGCGGTCTTTAATGTTTCCAGTTTCTCCTTGGTTTCCTTTACCGCATCCGTCAGAAGTTTCTGCTTCTGTGCCAGCAGTTCCGTATTGCCGGGGTCCAGTTTCAGGAGTTTTTCCACATCTTTTAACTGCTGCTGTGTGCTTTTGATTTCAGTATTTACCCCTTTGAGGGCGGTCTGTAGCTTTGTGGTATCGCCACCGATTTCAACCGTAATGCCCTGTATTCTGCTTGCCAAATCGCCCACCTCCTTATTTTCAGGCACAAAAAAAGAGCCATTAAGCTCCGTATGTACGAAAAAAGCACTTACCCAAAAGGGCAAGTGCCGTATATATGAACATTATTTATTTAATAGTCTCCCATTCGTGATATAACCCGCCATTCCCGGCTGTGATGAAAGAACTTTACAGAAAAATTGTATTGCTCTTAAATAATTCACTGGGTCCAACTGAATGTCAGACTCTAGTTGAATATCAAGACACCTCTGAAATGCGTTAACGCTTACATTAATATGCTTTTTATGACCATTTTTTCTCGGCAAATTATTAAATATCTGCACGGCTGTTGGTATCACAGTGTTCAATACCATACTGTTGAAATTTGAACTCACAAAATATGCTTTATATTTATAATGATATGGCATCTTTTTGTCCTCCTAAAATCCTTTTAATCATATCTATTTTTCGTCTATTCTCCTCATTTTCCCTGAAAAATAGCTTTGTGACCTCAATTAGCGTCTGTTCATCCGACAGTTCCACTTCATTGATTTCTTCCTCCAAATACTCTGATTCGCCCTTAAACACCCGTCCAGAAGCAGTAACAAGTTCAGAATACGGAGAATGTTTGCTTAATTTCGAGATAAAGTTGCGAATTGCCTTTGTTGGGAATTCAAGCCATGCATCGCTTGCTAATATAAATTCGATGGTATCATTGCAGATGGTAATGCTGTCATCTTCAATCCATTTTCTGTTTGATGCTCTTTTTCCATCTGAACTGTACTCTTTTGCAACATCCTTAACCAAAAGAAGTGTATCTTCTAGGTTGATTTCATCTGTCTTTGATTTTTCTGGGTACAATTTAATTTTAAAACGATTCATACACATCATCCTTTCTTTGCTTAATCATTAAATTTAATGTTGTAATCAAATTGTATATGAATCGTTCAAAAATGTCAAGCATTATTTTGTTTTTATCTTTAATGTTTTGTTAATGTTAGAATTTATCGAAGTCCTCCTGCGTAGCCAAGGTCGCATATTTGCATTCATCATTTCTGCTCTCGGCATACATATCGTTGATAAGACCTATCGACAGCATCTCCAAATCCGTCATGGAAAGTCCTAACTGCACACAGCGGAGCAGAAACAATGGTGTTGTCATCTCGCGCTCAGTTGGACGAAGTTTTTTTTAGCTTCCACATCCGTTTTCACATTCAGTCCCCACAGTTCGATAAGCTGTGGCAGCACCTGATAAATGGAGAACGTATTAAATCCGTCCAGCCACTCCTCCG